TATACTTTGTCAAGTGGTGGTTTGTTTATCACGGAGTAAACCACCAAACACCGATTTTCTACAGTATTTTAAAGTAAATACTGAACTTTTTAACGCCGACTAGGTCTTATGAATTGCCTAGTCTATAATATATATACAGGTTCAATATAACGTTAAAACTAGTAACCTCTTAGATTTCTTAGTTCTTTTTGCTTCTTTAAAAAGTTAGCTCGCATTTCTTTTGCTTTTCTAACTCTTTTTTCAGATGGCTTTTCATAAGTCTGTTTCATCTTGTACAGTCTCATAACGCCTTCTTTAAGAAGTTTCTTTTTAAGAATACGCATTGCCTTTTCGACATTGTTATTCTTAACTTCTACTTTGAGTCCCAATTAAATATACCTCCTTAGGGTGTTTAGAGTGGCCATTATTGGCCACTCAGGACTAAACTGATAGATTTAGACAACGTCTTGCGACTTGTCTTCCTCACCATCATTGGAATCCGTTTGAGATTGAGCCGCAACTTCTGACTGTCTTTGAGATTCTATGATCTGGTCAGCAGTAGCACCGGCATCAACTTTAGTGTATAAATCTACAAATGAAGTTTTAGTATCTTCATCAAATCTATTTGTACACAATTCAATTGCTTTTACTTTATTACTAAAGATTGAGTACGCTTGTACGATATGTACTAATCTTCTTGTGGAAATAATCTCATCAACACCACCTTCAAAATAGGTTTTTCTGATGACATCAGCCCACGTAACAAGTTTATTTACATAGTTGGTATCTTTTTTACCTGTTGATTCTAAAACATTGTTTAATATTTTTTCTTCTGTTTTAGTATTAGGATACCTTTGTTCAAATGTAACTGGAAATCTTTCAAGGAAAGCTTCGTTAAGAATATTGGTACCGATAAACTTACCATCTTCTGAACCTTGACCTTTAGTATTGGCAGTTGCCACTACGTTAAAGCCTTCTTTTGGTTTTACAAATTTGTTAATTTTTTTAACAAATACACCAGAGCCTTCTAAGATAGGTTGTAAACACATAATCTTATTTGAAGCTAAGTCAATCTCATCTAATAAAAGAAGAGCGCCTCTTTCCATTGCTTCAATAACTGGACCGTTCTGCCATACAGTTTGGCCATCTTTTAATCTATAACCACCTAGTAAGTCATCTTCGTCGGTTTCAATTGTTACGTTAACTCTAATACATTCTTTTTTAGCTTCAGCACAAGCCTGTAATATAGACATTGTTTTACCGTTACCAGATAGACCTGTAACAAACACTGGATAAAACTTACCAGATTTGATAATAGATTTAACATCAGGATAGTTACCGAATGGTACAAACGTAGCATCTTTTTTAGGTACAATGTCACCTGTAAGAGAAGATACTATGTAAGCGGCTTCTTTTTTAATTTCAATATCAGTTGTTTTTTCAACCTTACTTGATTTTGAATTTGCCATAGGTAATTTATAAGTACCTCTACCTACTTTATATTCGTCAGCTTTTAACCAAGACGGGTTTTTCAATTTTTCTGATTTATAAAAATCATTAATTTCAGCTCTAGTTAAAACTTCTTTTTTGTAGAAAGCATAAGCTTTTTCTACGAAGTCTTTTTGAGACTTATTAAGATCAATCATTTAGTTTAGTCCTTTCATCATTTAGTTTATACATATATAATAACATATAATTGTGTCATCATTGTGTCATTTTTTAAAGAAAAAACCTTTTAAAATCATATACTTAAACGATTTGTTCTATAAATTTGTTCAATAATACTCTGGAATGCAGTCTACCTTTCATAGATTTGGTAAAGATTCGTTTAATTTCACTAGTAGTATTACCACTATTAACAGTACTTAAATCGGCGTTTTCAATATTCATATCTTTAGCATTAACGACATAGTAAGAGTTATAACCATCTTTAGATATTTCTATTACCTTATCTTTTAAAAATTGTTTTCTGATTTTTTCAAAGTTTGGGTTGTATGTAAATTTACCATTTTTTGAAAAGTATTCATCTACAAATTGACTAAAGGAATTTTTATTAACTCTTTTAGTTAAGTAAAAACCAATAGTAGTAACATTATATTTTGATTGTAATATTTTTAATAATGAAGATGTAAGTGCTGTTCTATTAGAATTATAATGTCTTCCTTCGTAACCAGTTTTTGTAGTATATGTTTTCTTACCTTCTTTAATAACTGTCTGTGCATCATATCTACTATCAGATTTATTGTTTGGTAAAGAATTATTAAAATTGTAACTAGCAATCTCACTATTAGATTCACCATCAGTAAGAGTAATAAATGATAGTTTTTCTACTTTATATTTTGCTTGAAATAAAGGTATTAATTTATTGCACATTATAATTGCTTCATTTAACGGTGTTGATGTTAAATGATAATTTTGATCTACTGGAATCACATATCCTCTTTCAGCAATATTATCAAAAGAATAAGCGTAATTTCTATTGAAATAAGTGGCCATTGAATAAAGGTGTAATAATGATTCGTGTAATATTGTTTTTTTCATTCTGTGACTAGCAACATTTACTAGTTGAGATTTTTCAGCCATCACGTTACCATTTTTTAATTTAAAATATTCTTTAGTATCTTCTTTTTTGTTTTGTACATCTTTAAACAAATATACTTCAAAAGGTATATTAATTTTTTGACAAAACCAAACTAGATTACATAATTGGTGTACAGTTTTATTCATAATATCACACATTGAACCTGACCAATCTAATAACATAATCATACCGTGATTTTTGCTATTAGGTAATACTGTCAATCTTTTAAAAATATCATCACTGAATTTATAGTTTTTTAATTTAAGAGAATCAATAACACCTGTTTTATCAGTAGTTGCTCTCTTATGAGCAGTCGCTGCTTTTTTCATTTCAAATTCTTTAACCAAATACATTACTGTTTTTGTGCTGTCTTTTTTGAATTTTAGAAAGTCTTGTTTAATCCAATTCCAGTATTTTATATACTGTTCGTGATTAGACTGAATATCGTTAAGATGTTTTTTAAAATGATTAGTATTGTTATCTCTCATATCTTTTAAAAATTGATCGTAAGATACTAAAGCATTTTTTAAATTAGGTTCAGGTAAAGTAGAGTATCTATAATTTTTAGTTTTATCTAATAATTTATCTACTGATTGTTCAAAAGACTTATCAGTAATACAATCTAAAGCAGTGTCAACTTTAATATTATCACCACCAGCACCATAAGGGTTACCAACAGAAGAACTGCTTTTTTGTTTATCTTCTGATTCGTCTGAATTGTTATTTGAAGGGTTATTATTATCGCTTTCAGTTTTAACTGTAATTTGAATTGTTGATTTGCCGTTTTTATCTAATTTATAATTTTTAGATAATGGGTGATTGTCAAAGTCTGGTAACTTAGATAATTGTTCTAATTGCTTTTCTTGCCATCCATATAACTCTTTAGCAATTTTTAATACGTCTGTAAATGTTTTGATGTTGTCAATTTTATCTACCCACGATTGTTCTTCTTTTGAAAAGTTAAATTTTAATTTTTTAGATGACTTATAATACATATTAATTTTATCAATTAACATTAAATCTGTGTTTATATTTTTACCTTTTAAACCAAAGAAATTATCTTTAGTTAGAATTTCAAAAGCGTTAATATAGTTTTTTACTATACCTGGATATTTTTTTTGAATTAATTTGTCTATTCTAGTATCTTCAATAACGTTAACATAAGCTCTATATTTTGGATCTTCTAATTTAGACCATGCTTTTAAAGGAGTATGTAATGCGTGAGAACATTCGTGAGCCGTTAACATATCGTAAACGTCACCTGATGGTTTTTTAAATATTGGTAATGTAACAATTCTATTCTCTAAATCAAAAGAGGCTGTTCTTACGTTATTATGCTCTACTGATAAATTTTCAGTTGCAAATAGTTTGGCAAGTTGAGACTTAGAATCAATATTAACTGTTTTAGTGTTAATCATATATATAATATAACACCTTTAATCGTATTTTACAATGATTACAGCCAAAGAAAAAAGATAATAAATTCAATGACTTAAAAAGAATTGTGTCTAAATTGTGATGCAAGTACCTATTTTTTTTAAGATTTTAATGGTTTCAGCACTTTTAAATACAGATTTTCTATCAAACTTTTCATACATAATGGAGCAACCATTCTTCCAACTCTTTCAGCTTGTTGATCAAATTTACCTGATAGTTTAAAATCATCAGGTAACCCCATAACTCTTTTTAATTCTTGTATAGTTAATTTACGATTTTTTGCGTAATGAAATACTCCTGATAATCCCATCTTTTGTCCAGCTTGTGTAACTGTAGGACAAGGTAGATCGGGACACGGTCTTATCATATTGAACATAGATTGTTTTGGATTAATCTCTATGTATTTTGGATCTGATGGTTTTAAATGTTTAGTTGGATTAAATTCTAATAGTTCTATCCATTTTTTTTGAAACGAACCTTGTACAAAGTCTAATAACATCTTTTCTTCTTCAGGATCGTTTTGAATATTATCTATTGCTTGTTTCAATGTAACTTTAGTTCCTGATGGTACTGGATATACTTCACTTTCCATATTCATAAAGTTTAATCCAATTTTACCCATTATATCATTTCTAATGGCAACAAAGAAACATCTTTGTCTAGCTTGAGGTGTACCATAATCAGCAGAGTTTAATACTTTACCTACTGCCTCATATCCTATATTTGAAAACTCATTTATAATACGATTGTAATATTCTTTTGCTTCACCCATCGTAATACCAGCAACGTTTTCACCAATGATTATTTTAGGTTGTATATCATTTGCTATTCTAATAAATTCAAAAAATAAATCTTCTATGTTTTCAACTTGTTTATCATCTGAATATTTTTTAGTTTTATCCCACCCTTTTTCTCTTTTACCTGCAATACTAAATGCTGAACAAGGTGGAGAACCATCTAGTATATCTAATTCGCCTTTTGATATTTTGGCAAGTTCTAAAAAGTCTTTACCCGTTAATTTTTTTATATCATCTTTAATAACAGGCGTATCGGGATAATTTTCTTTATATGTATCTACCGCGGCATCTACAAATTCATTTACAACTAATACGTTACCACCAGCTAATTTATAACCTGTAGAGGAACCTCCTCCACCTGCAAAAGTAGAAATAACTGTAAACAGTTTTCTTTCAGCTGACGTTAATACGTCTTTCATTGTATATGGTTTATACATTATTCTTTTTCTTGTTCTATTATATCTTTTTGTGACCACTGTAAGGTTTTACTTCTATTTAAAGAACCTGCGCCTTCAGCAATACCTGGTTTTAATTTTGTAACTTTACCACCTTTATCTAAAAATTCTTTTAGAAGTTTATCTCTTTCTTCTTGTGACATTTTAGGTTTTAAAGGTTCATCTGTAAAACTAACCATTTAACATTCTTCTCCTTTCCAATCTACTTATTTCTTTTTCTGCTTTTTTATAAGCCATATCAAGTTTTAATTTACTTGCACGTTCAGTAAATATTCTACCTAACATATGATCGTATTCGTGTTGAAATATACGACTCATCATACCATCTAAGTGAGCTTCTTTTAACTCCCCTTTTTCATCTTCATACTTAGCAACTATTTTTCTAGGTCTAGTTAGACTTAAAAATAAAAAAGGAAAACTCAAACACCCTTCTTTCATAACAACTGTTTCTTCTTCTGCAGATATAATCATAGGATTAAAACAAGTTATTTTAACTCCTTTTTCTATTTCGGGATGCCCACCAAATACAAACATATTAAAAGGTAATCCTACTTGATTGGCTGATAACCCCAACCCTCCATATCTAAACATTGTTTCAAACATTACATCTGAAAGTTCTTGTCTATCTTTAAAGTTATGTTCTTTTAACATACTATCGTTAAAAGGTGCAATAGCACTTAATACTCTAGGATCACTTGGCGATATTAATTTAAGTGATTTTTTTTCTGTTTTCTTTTTTTCTATTTCTTCTTTTGTAGCTAAACGTGGATTAACAGGATTTCCATTTTCATCTACTTTATCCCACACTACTTCTTTTATTTCATTAGACATTTTGTAACCTCGTAAAGTTATGTTCTTTTTCAAACTTAATTATATTAGTAAACTTATCAAATAGTATATCACCTTTATGCGATATAATAAAGATATTTTCTTTAGTTAATGATCTAAGAATTTTAAAGAAATCATCTGTTCCTTGACCATCTAAACTACTATCAAAAATTTCATCTAATATTAATAAGTTTGTATGAGCACTATTTTTTATTTTAGCTATTGCTCTCCAAGTAAACACCAGTGCTAGATCTATTCTTAGTTTTTCGCCTTCGCTAAAATTATTATAATCAAAGTTATCTCTATGACGACTTTTTACTGTTTCATTAAATTCTTCATCTAAATGAAAAGATACAAAGAAATCCATTGATTGTAAATATTGATTTATTAAAGTATTCATTATTGGAATATACTTTTTAATTATCATTGCCTTAGCACCTTTATCATTTAATAATTCTCTTAAAACGTCAATGTATTGTTTTTCTTCTGTAATTCTTATTAGTTCTTTTTTACTTAATTCTAGGTCAATCTTTAATTGATTTAATTGTTCTTGTATATTCTTACCATCTGTTTGTTTATTTTCTAAAGATAAAATCTCACTGTGTATACTATCACTATATTTCTTTAATGCTTCTATTGAAGTATTTGCTTTTGCAACTTTAACTAATAATTCATTTACTTTTTGTGATGTTGCATTTAGATTATTAATAACAGTTTCAGTTTCTATTATTTCTGATAGTAGTTGTTTCAGTCCTTCATCTAGTTTTGATATCTTAGATGTTTCTGAAGTTAACTTGTCTGATTTAAGGGACAAGTTTATATTTTGAGTACACTCGGGACAAGTATCATTGTTTTGAAAAAACTCTAATGTTCTTTTATGTTTTAATAAATTTGTTTCTATTTTGGCTTCTAGTTTTGATAATTGATTTGCTTTTTTATTATAAGTGTCTAATTCTTTTAAAGAAATATTATGTTGATCTATTTCTTTATTATATGTATCAACATCTTCTATATATTTTTCTAACGATTTTTTGTTTTCTTCTAATATAACCTTTTTAACATCTTTGTCGTTTATGTTACGATTTTGTATCTCATTAAAATGTTTTTGTTCCAATTCATATTTTGATTCTACTATATCACACTTGTGTTTTAAATCTACAATACTATCTGTTAAGGCTGTTTGTTGATTTCTTAATAGAACGTCCATATTTCCAAAAACTCTTATATCTAATATTTCTTCTACAACCTCACGTCTATGTCTAGGTCTTAATCTCATAAATGGTTCGTATGATGATGACCCCAATATAACTACTTGTACAAACGATCTATAGTTTAATCTTAAAATATTATTTTCTAAATATCTTTGATAATCTACACTTGATGCATCTTGATTTAATAATTTATCATCTAAGTATATTTCAAACAACGTAGGTTTAATACCTCTTATAATTTTATATTCTTTTGTACCAATACTAAACTCTAGTGTAACTATTGTGTCAGCATCATTAATTGAGTTTACGATTTGCTCTTTTTTAATTGATCTAAATGGTCTGTTAAATAACGCAAAACATATTGCATCTAATAAAGTAGATTTACCTGCACCATTTGTACCTATAATTAATGTTGAAGGAGCTGTATTTAAAGCTATCTCTATTGGTGTATTACCAGTAGATAAAAAGTTTTTCCATTTAATCTTTTTAAATACTATCATTCGTTTGCCTCAACGTAAAGTTCTTTTACATAATTTTTAAGTTTGTTTTTATCTAATGCCGTATCTATCTGATCAATATAATTATTTAAAAATGTAAGAGTATCTTCACCTTGTTCTAAAATATTGTCTTTAACTGTAGCTGTTAGATCACTTGTAGTATCTTCTATAATATTTAATTCGTGTATATTAATTTGATTATGAAACTTGTCTATGAGTTTATCAAACATATCTTGATTCTTTTTTTGTACAATAAAAAGTTTTACAAAACAATTTTCGTATTCAGTTATATCTTTGTTTATATAATCTTCCTTTGTATCATCATACATAAATTTTTTAAAAATTCTATTAGGATTTTCTATTCTACTTATTTCTCTTGTTTGTGTATCAAATATATGAAAGCCTTTAGGACACTGAAAGTCTGACCACGTAATTTCATATTGTGTTCCTAGGTAATAGATATGTTTGTCATCTGATTTTTTATGAAAGTGTCCTGATATAACTTTTTCAAATCTTTTAAATTGATCTTTGTCTAGTCCTTGTTCATTAAGATGTCCTCTATGCATTTCAAAACCTTTTATTTCTAAATGGCCCATACATATTTGCGCTGTAGATTTGTCTATTGCGTGTAATGATTCTTCTGCTGTTGCATCACATATCCAAGGTAAAAATAATATATCAAGTCCATCAAAGTTAACTGTTTTAGGACTAGTATATATCCAAGGCTCATTTACTCCATCAAACGTTGTAACTAATTGTTGCATTGAATTTACTTCGTTTGTATTTTTATAATATGTATCGTGGTTACCTATAATAATATGAGTATCTATTTTTAAGTCCCATAGTCTTTTCCAAAATTTTTTTTGAAAGTTATGTGCTACTTGAAAGTTAATAAATTTTCTTCTATCAACAACATCGCCTAAATGAATTACCGTTTTTATATTATTTTCTATTAAATAAGGAAAAAAGATATCATCAAAAAATTTGTTTTGATATTCAATAAAAGCAGGGGAGTCATTACGACAACCAAAATGGGTATCGTTTAATAAAGCAATCTTCATACTAATTAATAAAATATTCTAATTTACTTTTTTTCTTTTTTTTCTTTTGATTTTGTTTTTTCATCTCTCTATGATGAGCAAGACTTTCAATCTTGGGTACTTCTTCTATAGGTAAATTCTTTTTTAAAAATTCTGTAAACTGATTATGGAATTCTCTATCTTCACCAGGTTGTAGTGTCATATCATCAAAATTAGAATCTAATAACATCTTATGCTTGATTGTTACTTGTTTCTTTTCTTTTTGTATTCTTCTTATAAATGCATAATATATAATTTGTGTAAAGTATGCAAAAGGATTATTTGATTTATCGGGATTAAAGTTATCTAAGTATTGTAAACAATTTTCTATACCATCAGAAATCATATCATCTCTAAAAGTATAGTTAATAAAATTCGGTCTATATGATAAGTGATTTGCTATTTTTAAAAAACAAGTTCCAATATAATCAGGTACTCTTGGTTTTGTTTTACCTTCTTTAACCGATTGCTTGACTGTTTTTTTATATTCAATCATTGCGGCCAAAAAATCTTTATTACTTACGTAATGCTCTTTTGATTTTTTTGATGTTGTCATTATTTAAATATACTACAGTTTGTGTTATTTGTCAATCACTTATACAAAAAAATGCGTTTTTAAAATTGGTTGACTTTTTCATTTAAAATGATATACTGAGCTTGTAGAGCGAAGAAATAGTATAGAGTTAGAGTTAATGGAGTGTTTTCTTTTTATCTCTAAAGCCATCCCACAATTCATTATACTTATCATTCTCCTCTTTGCTTAACGGTTTGGGCTTTTCTTCTTCTTTTCTTTTTGGAGTTTCTATTAGATCATACTTAGATGATACATCATAATAACTTTTGGCTAGTTCATCTGTAGCTTTAGTAATAGTTATAATTTTATCTTTTGGGAGAGTTACGATTAAATCATTCGTATATGCAGTCCATTTAATTAAAGCAATATAGTCTCTTAGACCTTTAGCTGTTAACTGTGATACGTATTTAATTTGTAACGGCCTTTCCAATCTAAGTAAAGGCGAGTCCTGTGGCAACTGTTCTTTTGCTAGAGTGCAAACAATGTCATCGCCGTTTATTAATTTAATTATTTTGATCTCGTCCATTATTTAATTCTATGTTGTGTATTTCGTAGGTAAAGTTTTCACTTGTGTATATATTTATCCTCTCTCGGAAATGAGCTAAAGTATAGTTTTCTTTTCCATTATAAGAAAGGTCATCAGCTATATCATATAGTGTTGCACTTGATTTATTATCCTTTAAACGTAAACCTCTTCCAATAGATTGTAAATTACGAATACGAGATTTTGACGGAGACGCAAAAACTATGTTATGTAAATTTCTTATATTAATACCTGTACTAAATGTTCCATAACTAGCTATTATAATTGCGTTATCTGATTTCTCAGTTATAAATCTTATCTTCTCTCTTTCTTCAGCTTCTACCCCACCATAAACGAAAAATATTTTTTTATCTTTAGCCTTATCTTCTATAAGTTGTTTTAATATTACTCCGTGTTTCTCTACGTACTGAAATAGTACTAAAGAATTACCTTGTAAATTTAAACATAGATTACGAATATACTTATTTCTTTTTTCATTCGATACTAAAAAATCCATTTCTTCTTGGTAACTTTTATCTTTTAAAAACTGTTTAGAGTGAGTATCGTGTTGAAGTATTAAACATATAATTTTAAGATCAGCTAATTGTTTCTTTTCTTGTAGTTCAGCAGTTGATGTAACTTTATTAACAGCACCAAACAAACCTTCTAAAACTAATTTGTTAGTCTTTGTTCCATCTAAAGTACCTGTCAACCCATATCTATATTTACAATCTTCTAATTTAGTCATTATCTTACTTAAAGAAACAGCTTTAAATAAATGACACTCATCACCAATAACCATACCAAAAGATTTAAACCATTTCTTAGGCATATTATAAATTGATTGCCACGTTGATATAATTACGTTTTTATTTGTTTCTTTATCGTGACCTTGATATATTCTATGTATATTTTTATTTGAATCCCACCCATAATCTTCAAAGTCTTTATATAACTGTTCTACTAAAGATGTAGTAGGAACAATAATTAGTATTTTTTGATTTAGTTTTTTTAAACGAATTAAATTGAATCTTACTAATAGATAAACTATTAATGATTTACCTGAGGCTGTAGGAGACAATAATAAACAACGATTTTTTCTAAGACTGTGAATAAATGCTTCTCTTTGATAATCACGCACTTCTAAAGGTATTTTTAAAGCATTTATAAATCCATCAACAGCTTTTATATCTACCTCAGTATCTTTATTTTTAGTACCATCAACAACTTGTATTTTATTTTCTTCACACCATTTTAATATATAAGGATATAGACCAGCATATATTTGTCCAGTAGCATATGAAAATAATCTAATACGACCATCCCAAACTCTATTTCTAAAAGCAGGAACAAATTTATAACCTGGTACCTCAAACGTAAAATATTCTGATAACTCTCTACGTATAGAATCATCAGCTTCTATTTTAAGATATACTTCGTTTTTCTTATCTATGATAATGTATTTAATAAGTGTCATTATACAGCGCCACTTGTAAACCTTCTCCACTCTATGGCATTTTTAATTGTATAAGTTCTATTGACTATCATTCTTAATGTACGATCTAAAAAATCAACAACGGTATGTAAATATACAACTTTTTGAGACAATAGTTTTATATCTTCATCAGCATCTAAATATTTGTCTATATCAGTTTTTAATATCTTCAAATCAAAAGGTTTATTAATATATACACTCGGGTCTGACTTACCAGTATAATACTCCCACTTATCACGTCTAAGTGTCTTAAAATCGTCCTCAGCACGTGTTAATAGAAGTTTAAACTTAGTATAGTGTTTCATATACTTATTGTGTAATTGTGGTGTTCTTAATGATTCTAAATCTAATTCAACATCATTAATTTTAAGGTCTTTGTCTGCTTGTTCTTGTAGTTCTTCAAGTGTCATTAATATACTCCAAATGCCCATTTCTTTTCTTCACACCACCAACACTTTTTACAGGGCTTTTTATATTGATTGGTTTGTTCTTGGTTTTCATTTATACAACTATATGTATAAGGTAGTAAAGTTTTTAATAGATTGTTTTCTTTATAAATTAAAGCAATATCTTTTTTATTTAAATGATATAAAGGAATAAATTTTTTATCAATTTTAGTACCATCATTATCAATCATATATTTTTCATTATCTCTTTTTTTATCTCTATTTTCATTATCTTTAAACTTAACATTAGGATTTTTAGTTGCTCCTAAAACAATAAAATCAGTTTGTTTAAAACTATTAAAATCGTTAGATGACAGTTCAAATTTATGTTTTAAATACTTTATTATTTTTTTACAAAACTTAAATTTAGTTAATTTAGTTATTTGTTTTAATATATCATCAGATTTTTTATTTAAAAAATGATTAGTATGATTTTTAGGTAAGAAAATTAAAGGTGTTATAGTTTTTTTAATTTTACTATCTTTTAAATGTTTTGCTATCAAATAAGTTAACAATGTACTATCACTTCCACCAGACATACTAACAATAATATTATTAGTAAAAGCAGGCAAATCTAATGTTATTTTTTTATGTATTTTTAACATAATATAATATTATTATAACACAAAACTATAATAAAATCAACCTAAGTTACTGTTACTAATGTTTGAGAACTGCCAGGATTAGCAAAGTTATAAACCTTATATTTAAATGTTACATCTACAGTTAAATAGTTAATATCTGTTGCTTGTTGATTATAGTTTAAATTACCTACATTTATAGGGAAGATATCTTCAAATCTTATTTCAAGTACAGGATTGTTTTTATTTGTTAATATCATAAGTGTGGCATCCGATACTGTACCACCTTGACTAGGTGACTTAAATTTAACTTTTCCAATCTCACTACTTACTGAACTTCTACTTGTAGGAAATCTATCAGCTCCAGCTTCTGCTAAAGTTTTAAATTGGCTAGAATCTGTAGGAAACCCCAATCCAACTAACCAGCCGTGGATTTCTCTATAGTTTTCTAAATTCTCATCTACTATAAATGAAACTTGTAAATCACCATATTTTAATTTTTCTCCAGGATATGGAATATCTTTTAAAGGTGTTTGTTGTTCTACGTAATTTAAACTTACTCCAGGAACGTTTATAGCAGTACAAAAATACTCTACTTTAGGTAACTTGATTATACTGAATTTAAACTGTGTAGGACTAGCATAGTCTAGTTTAGTTGGTTGTCTGGTATATGAGTTAGTAATTGTCATAGTAATATTTATATTAACTTATAATACGTCTTTTTGTACCTTTACGTTTAATATCTAATGTTAAACAATGTACACCACCTTCCCAGTATAAACTATGACGTTGAGGAATACAATGGCTATTAATGTTTAGAGTTTTTAGATATTTAAACAATGCAGGTATTTCTCTATTAAACAATATATTATTACTATCTAATATTAATACATTTAAATCAAAACAAACTTCTTGTGAAAATCCTCTCCAATTATTTAAATATGATTCCAAATAAGACTTTGAATATTTACCACCCGTTTGCTTATATTCATTAACATACTTTTCAAAGTTTAAAGGTGGAAGATACTTACCAACGTCTATTAAATTTTTATTCCTTAAACATAAAGGAACCCAATCAATATTATTATGTATTACCGTATCATCATTTATTAAAATAAACCCGTGATCTATGTGGCCATAATTATCAGTTATAGTTCCTTCGTTTTCAATAAAACGGATATCAGGTAAGTTTCTTTTAACCCAATTCAATCCTCTTTTAGAACCAGGACCTGTTCCGTTATAAATTACACTATCGCCTGCTTTAAACATAACAGCAGTATGAAACAATAATTGTTCTTTTAATAAATCACTATAGATATCTTTTCTAGTATACCAATTATCTATATTATTTAAATCTTTTAATATAGGGGGTGGACTAGATAACCAGTTATAACCTTCTTTAAATAACTGTGTAAATATTTTTGAATAAGATAAAGAATCAAAATATCTATCAGTATAACTTGTATAAGTTTGTAATATAGTATCACCTATAACAATGTATTGGTCTCTTGGAACTATAGGACAAATTGGAAAATTAACTTTAAAGTTAACTAAATCAAATTCTTTTTTATATTTAATAACTTCAGGTCTGTGTACTTTAATGTTTGATTTAATTAAAAAATCAGAAAGATTATTTAAATCTTCTTTAGTTTCTTCTAATATTTTATTAAATCCATCTATAGTATCTTTAGGTAAAGCCCAATCTAAATCGCCGGGATCATAACAATCGCCAACAATAACTTCCTGTAAAGGATCAAATTCTGTGTATATCATTTACCATATCCCATAATTTCTTTTAAATACTCTTTAGACCAATTCTTATAATAGTTTGTTTTTGTTAATACTTTTCTAGCGTTATTTAATTCTTTTTTATCTTGGCACAATATTATATTGTGTTTACCATTACCTGTAGATATTTTTTTTATGAAGGTTTTAGATTGTTTATGATCTGGTAAAAATATATAATTTCTATATTTTTTGTTTAGTATCTTACATTTACTTTTTAACTTACCAATAGAAGTCTTTTCTTTGATAACAAATATGATGACATCACAATTATATTCAATCAAATCTAAATTTATATCTTTAAAATTTACTTCAAATATTTTATATGTAGCAGATTTAGCAAAGGGACAAACTGAATAATTATCTAAGATTTTTGATTTGAATGATATACGATTAATCCACAAATATATATCTTTCATCAATGATTTCATAATTTTATTTATATAAAAAAAAAGGGAGAGTTTTTTAGACTCTCCCTTTAATCGTGTTACTAGAAAGTAACAAGTATCTTACATTAAGTTAGTTACTTGAACTTTTCTGTAGTATCTGTTCGCATTCGCAGAACCAGCACCATTGATAACCGCAGTTGCAGATGAAGCACCAGCTTCAGCAAATGGGTTAGCTTGGATACCGTATCTCGTTTTGAAACCAATTTTTGGTTGGAACGAGTCTTGTCCTACTGCTCTCACCATTTGTAGTGGAACGTATGGACAATAGAATATTCCGGCATCATACTGTGATGTACCTTTATATCCTACTACGAAGAACTGTTTAGCTGCTTGGTTTGCAGAATACGGATCGATATAAACTTTATATCTTCCATTTAATATTCCAGCAAAAGTGTTACCTGTGTCATCTACATTAAGATTATTGTTTAATGCAGGTGTATAGTCTAACACGCCAGCCATTTGTAGAGCAGATGCAACATCTGAAGAAGTGATCAGAATGTTACCTTTTCCTCTACGTGTTCTTTGTGCGATAAAGTTTGCTTCTCTTTCAACTTGGAACATTAAACCTTTGAAACGTTCTACGGACCATCTTCCGTTTGAATCTGTATCTAAGTCAAATACACCAGCTGTTGTTGTAGAAACTTGAGCACCAATTTCTGAATTGATGTAAATAGTTCTTACAACTTCTCTATTGATTTCCGCAAGGATCTCAGCAGATAAAATGTTTGCAAGTTCTGTTTCAGCATCTAAACCGTGGATTGCTTTTAGATCTTGAGCAAGTTCCATAGTGTATTCAGCTTTAAGGGCTCTTGATTTAGCAGTTACAGTCGATTTCTCGATTGAAAACGCCATTTCAGCAAAGCTATTTCCAGAAGAATCACCTAGTGCTTCAGCAGCAGCAGTTGACATTCCTGTACCAGTTGTATAAGTTCCTGGTGAAGCGTCATTTAATAACGCTGGGTTAGTTCCTGAATCAGCAGTAGATGAGTATCCACCTGTTGAAGAACCAGCTTTGTTTCTACCAGAGTAGTCAGTATCAGCAGCATCAAATAATGCTTCATTTGATGTAGCTTGTGATTGATATTTCGCTCTCATAGCGAAGATTAGTCCAGTTGGACCAGTCATAGGCTGTACGCCTGCTATGTCGTATGCGATAAGATTTGGCATTGCTCTTCTTACTAAAGAAATTAGGATTGGATCCCAATTTTGAATGTAAGATGAATCAGTGCTGTTTACTGGAGCAGCTTCTGACATAAATGCTCTATCTTCTCTTAGTGCTCTCTCTTGGTTTTCCAAGATAACTGCAGTTACCGCTCTTTTATAACTATCCGTAACTTTTGGGAGTTCTGGATGCTCAAGGACCGGTGACCACTTTTTAACTAATTGTTCAGATAAGTACATATCTTTTATTTTCTCCCTTTATTTTTTAAAACCCAATTTAATGGTGTCTTTTGTTTTTGTGATAGCGGCCGTGTAAGCAGTCATAGCGTTTGACAAATCAACTTGCGTTGTTTCGCCTTCGGCAACGTTATCTATTTCACTTTTAGATGAAATCTCTTTTGTTGAAAAGTATGACTCTTTAATAGTCGATACTTTTTTCTTAAACTCTTCAGCATTAGAATATTCAATTTCTTCAGCTAACTTGCTAAACTTTTCTTTATTAGTATCTGGCAAGTCTTTAGATACAGCATCTACTATATCTTGTCTTGTCAATTTACCAATTTCAGAATTTAGTTTAACGTTAGCATCGATTTGCTCGTTCAATTTCTTGTTAAGCTCTTCGATTTTAGAAGCTTGATCTTCTAACACGTCATATTTTTCGTCTGGTACGTTTATGTAATGATCTTCAAATAATTTTTTTAGACCAGTAATAAAGTCCTCAGCGATTTCGCCTTTGATACCTCGCTCAATAGCAATCTCGTTTTGTTTAATCCATTCTTCAACTACGTAGTTTAAGTATGAATCAACTTTTTCAACAAGTTCTACTCTTGTAGTATCAAGTTCTTCTTTAAGTTTTTTATTGTAACCATCTTCGATTTTTTGTTTTTCTACTTTCAATTTTGATTTGATTGCAGCTTCGAATATAGTTGCAGCTTTTGCCTTAAATTCTTCAGTTAATTTTTCATCTCCGATTAATGCTTTTACATCATCAGAAACGTCAATAACTTCTTCTTTTTCAGTTTCTTCTACTTTTAACGTTTCGCCTGGAGTTGCAACTTTAGTAACACCAGCTTCTGTGTCTGGTTTTTTACTAGCGTCAACATCTGCAGCTTTTGCGTTTTGTGCGTCAGAAACTTTTTTATTATTTTTTGTAGCGTCAGGATTGCTGTCAGTTGGTTTAACAACCGCTGCACCTAAATCTTGTGCTTCGTTAGAAAGCTTTGTAGGTTCAGCTGCTACAGCATTCTTTTTTGGAGCATCAGCAATAGTTTCTTCAACTATTGTTTCTGCTTTGACTTCTACTGTTTTTTCTGTAGCCATTTGAGAAATCTCCTTTATTTTAATCGATTAAAATATCTCTCTTTTAATAATGATATTTATAATTGTTTAATTTTCTATTATAGTTTATTTAAAAAATCCTTGAATATACTAGCTTTTTTCTCAGCTAATTCAATTCTTTTTGTCTTAATTAACTCTTGTTTCCAAGCTTCTACATCTTGTTCTACAAGAATTCCATTGTTCCATACCCATTCTTTTGCCTCCATAATGCCTTCTACGAAAGCGTCTGGAGCAGATGGATCTGCCACAATGTCAGCGGCCGTCGCTAAGTAAAAATCTTCTCCTACAAAGTTCTGACCATTTTTTTGTACTAAAGAACCCATACCTCTTGATGACACGCCTAGTTTAGCGCCTTCATCTATAAGACTTTTTACGATCTTACCGTATGGAGTATCCATAATTTTTGCTTCACCTATGAAATTTTTTCCTTCTGGATACAACTTTTTAATCATATGTGATACTCTTTCTAAGTTCACAGTTGGTCCTTCTGGGTGGCCTAGTTCGCCAAATGCTCTATTTTGATTGATAAATTCTTTGTTATATCTTTTGACTTCTTTCATTAAAACGCCGCTTGGATAAACTCTACCATTACGGTTTTTAATATCAGCTTGTAAGAATATACCTTTAATGGTATAGTTTTTCTTACCATCTTTTTCTTCTACAAGATATGTAGCATCGTTAATTTCTTCTCTTATAAGTTTCATAGTTCTCTCTCTTACTATTTATAATAATGTTAACTTCTTGGTGAACCTACAGCACTAACTTTACCTGCAGCTAATGTTATAGTGTCTGATGGTGCTTTTTCAATTGTAACATCATCTCCAGCTAAATGTAAATAGATTTCCCCTAATGTAGTAGCATCAGAATCTTTTACTATAACTGTTTGTGCACCAGATGTAGCCACACAATTTACAAATTGAGCACTACCTATATTATTAGCACTTGGATTAGTTACTATCGCACCTTTAGCAATATATGTTGCCATTTTACTTTACTCCTAATTGTTCGTTTACTTCTTTATTAAAATAATTATCTAAATCTTCTTTTTTTATATTATAAGAAGCTACAACTTTTTCTACAGCTCCTTCAAACTTATTCAGTATATCTTTTTGTTCATTTTCAATAATCTTATAAATTTCTTTAACTGCCTCTTTCATTTTAGGAGTTAATGTATTATAAGACTTTGAGTCCATAACTCTAGTTTCTTTTACTATATTACTAATCTTGTTTTTCATTAACAACTGGTTCAGTTCTAGGTGATGGACTAGAAATTTCTGGTTTAGGATCGCTATGTACTTCAGCTTCAAATTTACCTTGAAACAATACATTAGCTAATTCTTTTCTTTTAGCTTCTAAAGCATCGCCAACCTTATCTCTTAAAGCGTCTTTAAAAGCCTCACCAGCTTCAGCCGCTTGTCCTGTAGTCAATTTATCAATAAAACTTTTTACGTGTTCACTCATATTTTTCTCCTATTATATTTATAATAAAGTCTCAGTTTTTTTAGGTGTTTCTGCACTACCAGTTTCCATACCAGCAGGTACATAAGGACCTTCTTTATTAATTTGTTTGTCTATTTTAACAATCTCTAATTCAGATTGTTTTAATATATACTTTCTAACATATTCTTGTGAAAAATATTTACCTACATATTTCTCCATAGCATCTGCTAAAGCAATACGATCTTTTAACATTTCACTTTCTTTTAATTCAGAAAAATGTCCATCTTGTAAGAAATCATAATTTATTGTATCAACCATAGTTGACCAATCTTCTTCTGCTATTACACCTTTTAATACAAGTTGAGTTCTTAAAAGATCATTAAATAATTCAGTAAATTTCTTTCTTAATCGCTGAACAAATTTAGTGAATTTTAATTCATCTCTTGTAATTTCTGTTGATCTTCCTATTGCAAAACCACTTGACGGTTCTAATCTACTTACAGGTACATTTAAAGAACGATATAGTTTCTTTTGAAAGTAATCTATATCTCCCATTTCTCCTAAGTTTTGACCACCAGGTAAAGTAGTAATATCTGTTCCTCTTCCACCTTCTCTTGTTGGTAACCAATAGTCTTCCAACATATTCATATAACTTCTATCGTCTCTAACTTCTCCTGTATTGGCATCATAGACAAGTTTATTTCTATATCTTGCCATAACATCTCTTAGATATTGTTCTGCCTTTTGTTTAGGTAGATTACCAACATCTATTTTGAAAATTCTTCTTTCAGGTGCTCTAGCTATACGATAGATAACAACAGCATCTTCAATCATTCTTAATTGATTAACTGGTTTAATTGCCTTATGTAAATAAGACAGAATCATATTTTTATTTTGATCTACTAGACCTGAAGAAACAAAAGCAATTGTGTCAGCAGCTATTCTAACTCCTTGACCTTGAGTAGAACCAGCAACACCCTTTTCATTAAACATATAATATTCTTCAAACTCAGTAACTAAAGATAAGTCTGTATTACTTCTATTCTTTTTTACTTCTCTAACCTTTTTTATTTTTCTAGGATCAATATAACGTAATTCTATTAAACCATTTCTAGGTGCTTCTCTATCAATTACTTTTTGATAAAAAATTCTACCATCTACATACCATCTTTTAAATATTTCAAAACCTTTTGTTTGAAAATTTAATAATCGAAGTATGTGTTTAAATTCTTCGTCTATTCTTTTTTTAACTTCTATACCGTATTGTAAATTTTCCATTGTAATGCGAACAGCAGGTTTTTCCTCATTTGCAACAATTGCCTCGTTACAAATATCTTCTATTGCTTGATCGCATTCTGGGTGTAGTGAGATTTCTCTATATCGTCTTACAAGATCTGCTTCGTTTTTAGCAGTTCCTTCTAAGTCTAGGTACTGACCAAAGTAACCCCCAGCAGAGACGGTTGTAGTTCCGTCATCTGCTTGAGGTGTAGTAAAGTTCTGTTTTGGATCAATATCCGGTTTTTTTCGAGTTATTGAAAACCCAAATAAATCAGCCATAATTTATATTCCTTTACTTCTACTTATAATAGTTTTAAGTAGTCGTATTTGTTTCAAAGTATTGATATGCAAAAGTTACAACAAATTGTTCAATTGCTGTTTGTTCGTCATACGTTAACTCAATCGCAGCTATATCTTTAGGGAATAATCCTCTAAGTGTGTACGATTTAACAGTATTTCCGTTACGATCTAAATGATCTACAAACGCATCTACTTGATAATCAGCAGGATTTGTTAATCCTTCGTTATCTGACATATTGTTGATACCATTCTGCCATCTTTCAAAAGCATTTCTTATTTTGAAGTTTGAATCGTTATATACTGTAACAGTCCAATCTGCAAATGTTCTATCTCCAGCTATTTTGATTGATCGACCTCTAAACTTAACGTCAACCTCACCAAGTGTCATAGCAGGTATAGATGTTGCTCTACATAAGAAAGCTAGATCTTCTATTTCTCCACCAACTTGAGCGTAACCAGGAAAAGGCATTACTACCTTAAACTGATTGGCACGAGCGCCTCCGCCAGCAAGTTTAGCTTTGAAGTCATTAATGTTTGCCATTTTTTTTCTCCTATTCTAAAATTACCCAGCTACTTCTTCGAAAGAAACGCCAGTTCTTGTTGCTACAAATTGTAAAGTAATGAAGTTAATGCTTCTAGCAGGTTTAACAAATATTTCTGCTACAAATTCATTTCTATCAATTACTTCGCCTGTGTTATTAGTTTCATCACACACTACTAAAAAGTCTGTGATACCACGTCTACCTTGTACCTCTCGTAAGAATGG